GAATGGTGTTCGAAATCAGTTTTTCCCTTAACTTCGGAATCAACGCCCTTGCCTTTTCAGTGTCAACGAAATACTTTTCATCAACAGTTTCTTCAAGGTAGTCATTCATGCACTTCGTCAATTCAACCGGCGCAGGAAATTCAAAGATGCCGTTGTCAATGTCCTTCCGAATGCTGACGATCAGAACCCTTTCACGGTGCTGTGGCATCGCATAGTCTGTCCCATCGAGCAACGCCCACCTTGAATTGTACCCTGCTTCATCCAGTGCGTTCAGAACCGTGTTGAACTCTGTCTTGAACTTGTCACTGGTCAGATTCTTCACATTCTCTGCAATCGCAATTTTGGGTTTGCAATGCTTGATGATGCGAAGCGCATCGAAGAACAGATTTCCCCTTCCCTTCGAATCGTTGAACCCTTCTTGCCTTCCTGCCGTGGAAAACGGCTGACAAGGGAATCCGTATGTAATCAAATCAATGTCTGTCGGAAGGGTGGTTTCGTCAACCTTCGTGATGTCCCCCAGGTTCATTGATTCGGGTGCATTGTGCAGTACCGAATAAGCCTTGCTTGCATACTTGTCTATTTCACAATAAGCAACCAGTTCGAAAGGGATGTCAAGGTTCTGCAAGGCTTTTTCAAACGCCCCTATTCCGCTGAATAATGACAGCAACTTCACCATGTTGTCACCCCCATTCTTTGCCACAACAAGGGCATTTTTCCGCTTGTTTGTACAGGTCGATTGCCTGTCCGCATATCGGACATCCACCTTCTTTGTACTTTGCATATTCGTACAAAGTCAAAGTTTTGTTGATTTCGTATTCATCAAAATATCCGTCCGATGCTTCCTGATTATTATAGAAACCACAACACCATATTTCTTCGGGAAGATGATGTTCACGCAAATATTCCCTTGCTTCGTCAAGCGTTGGTTGTCGCTTCGAACCTGTCAACTTGATGATGCGGTAATTGCCACCGATCTGTTCCCATTCTATTGTGTGGGTCAATTTTTGGTTTGCCATGTCCGCACCGCCTATTTCGTCAGAACCATTTCGGCGTAGTCCACAGGATATGCCCATTTCAAGACATATTCAACGAACTTCTTGCCTTTCGCAGTGAATTCGGGAATGCTTGTATCTTTCAAGATGCCGTCCTTCACCCAGGCTTCACGAATGGGGCGTTCTTCGGGTTTCATTTTTCCCCACCCCATCTGACCGTGTAACATGCAATAATACATATAGGGGCAAAGGCGGATTTCCAAAACGCCTTTGTGTTCGGTTGCGCCTTCCGCATCAACCAAAGACTTGCCCCTGTACTTTTCCGCAATCTTCAACTTTTCGGGATGAAGAAATCCCCTTCCGATGAAATAATCCTTCATATAAAAATACCGTCCTTTTTAATTTTTGGAATTCGTGTTGCAGCACTCATTCCGATTTGGTTTTCAACCTGCTACCGCTTTGACAATGACCGTGATGCCGGTCTGCATATTTCCCTTGTAATATTCGGGATAAATTCTTTCAACTTCGAATCTGTCAAATTTCGGATTCAATTTGATTGCACCTACTTTTCCAAACGCAATCGGTTCGGAAAAGGTTTCAAGTTGAATACTTGTCAGTGCATCGGGATTCATTGTCGAAAGGACATCAAACACCTTCACTTTCATCACCCCCTTTTATTAGTCACGCTTGATTATCGCTTCAAGCAACGCCATCAGGCAATCTTTGCACAGATGAAGAATGCACTTGCCACCTTCATCATTGATTTCATAGAAATCCCGATCCTTGTCACCGCAGTTGTCACAGTACAAAATCATTTCAGATTTCTTGACCGTCATCTTCATTTCTTTGTTCATAATTCACCGCCTTTCACATTGTCTGCAATAATGACCTTCAAAAAGTCTTTGTCGGTTTTGTTGTTATGTAAGCATTCAATTTGATAGGCGTTGACCTTCCAATCAAAGATGAAGTCCTGCATCAACAAATCTTCCATTCCGTTGTACACATCGACTTCGCCTGCGTAGCAATCAACAATTCTGATTTCCATGTCCTTTTTGTCTTTCGCAATCAACGCCTGGCAAATTATGTGAACCAAATTTCCCATGCTGATTTCTCTGACTTCAATCGTTTCCTGTTTATAGCCAAAATTTTTGAACTTTTTCATTTCACACCACCTTTCAATTCTCACATTCAATGATGTAGAAGCCTTCATCTTCTTCCAACCATTTTTTGCTGTGCTTTTCGTTCACACAACGGACAACGCCACGGTCATAGGCTGCGCCATTGTCACTGCGGTTGTACCTGTACCACTTATCATAGCAGTGCGCCATTCTGTCGGAATAACCCCTTTGTTCATCCTTCTTCTGCCTTTCTTCGTCCATGATGACAAGTTCTTGTTCCGTGTAAAGGTTTTCACCCAGTGCATAGAAGGTTTGCTTGCCCCTGAAAAATTTCTGTAATCCTTTCGTGATGTTGTTCATTCTTTCACCAGTCCTTTCACCGTTCGGGTGGTTTGTTTTGTGTTGATTTTTAATCGACAATGACAGTATAGCACTGTGTAGATTGTTTGTCAACAGTTTTTCAGAAAAAATTTTTGATTTTCCGAAACTTTTTCATAAAAACTTGATTTTTAATCCACAATGATATATAATATCTTTGTTCATTCACCGGAAAACACATCAAGGATGGTTAATTTATGGAAAAAAGCAAATATTCAGATGCGGAAAAGAAAATGATCGGCAACCGCATCAAAGAACTTCGGCTGCAAAAAGGCTGGTCACAAGAAGAACTTGCAAAGCGTGTTGGTTACACTTCCCCTTCTTCAAGATCAACAATCAATAAAATTGAACTGGGTATCAATAGCATCACTTATTCAAATTTGAAACTTTATGCAAAAGTGTTGGGAACAACTGTTGCATATTTAGTTGGTGAATCGGAAGAAGTTGCAAGAGAAGAACTTTGGGAAGATTTTGACAGTTGCCATTGTACCGACATCTTGAAGAAAGAAATCAAAATATTTGAATGCATTCAAGATGTTTTTGGAAAGGATGCTTCACAACTCATGCAATTTTTTGTTCAATTAAATAAACAAGGTCAAACCAAAGCACTTGACACATTGTCCGATTTGTCGGCAATAGAAAAATATCAGAAAAAGGATGGTGATCAATGATGGGGTTATTCAACTTCGGAAAGAAAAAATCAGCACCCCAAACAACTTTTGTGAATGCTGAAAAACTTGAAAATGGTGAACTGCCTTTCGGGTGGTATGCCAAACACAAGGATTATTTGAAGTCAAAAGAACAACAGATGACTTCTATCGCAGCGACACTTCCCCCAGTAAAAGAAAAACAACTTCGAATCGAAGGTTTGAAACGCCTAATTGCAACATTCTATTCCTTCAAATCAGAATGCGAATCAAAAGGTGAATGTTTCATCAAATATTTCGAAGATATGTGGATGCATTGTCACAATAGCAAAAATTCTGATTTTGTTTACATTGCACCGTATGAAAATGAACTTGACAAATTAAAATCACAGTAACAAGTAACAAGTAACAAGTAACAAGTAACAAGTAACAAGTAACAGTTTTCTTTTTGCTTGAAAAATAGGTTTTTAAGAAGTCAATAAAAGTCCACTTCACATTCGCCTATAAAAAAGAGAATAAGAAAATCAAGTGTTACTTGTTACCTGTTACATAAAAAGAGAACCCCAGGAACTGCAATTCCCAGGGTTCAAGGTTGAAAACCAAATCAAAATTAAAAAGCGGTCAACTTCAAACTTTGAATGGTCTATTCTATTATAGCACCATTCAACGAAAAAATCAACACAAAAGGATGGTGTTTATAATGAAAAACCCGAATGGCTATGGAACAGTAGTCAAATTATCAGGATGCAGACGGCACCCATACGCAGTCAGGAAAACTGTTGGATGGAACGAAAAGGGTCATCCGATTTATCAGTCAATCGGTTATACGGCAACCAGGGAAGAAGGTCTGATGTTGCTTGCCGAATTCAATCGAAATCCCTATGACATTGACCTTCACAAAATCACGGTGTTGGAAGTCTATCACATGTGGTCAGACCGTGACTTCCCGAAGATGAAAAAAGGTTCTGTTTCTTCGCTGAAATCGGCGTGGAAGCACTGCACTTCGGTTTATCAGTTGAAATATAAGGAATTGAAGGCTTATCAGATGCAAGACTGCATCGACAACTGCGGTTGTGGATATTCCACGCAATGGGCAATCAAGAACCTTTTCGGACACCTTGACAAATTCGCCCTGGAACTTGACATCATTGTGAAGTGCAATTCGATGTTGACCACCGCACCGCCCATTCCCGAAACAACCAAAGTCCCCTTCACCGAAGATGAAATCAACCGTGTTTGGGAAATGCAAGACCGCCCCTGGTTCGACAGTGTTCTGTGCTTTCTCTATATGGGATGGCGTATCAGTGAATTGCTTTCCGTCAAACTGGCGCATGTCGATCTTGAAAATCTGACTATAATGTCAGGAACAAAAACCGACAGCGGAAAGAACCGAATCGTCCCCATTCATCCACGCATCCTTCCCTTCGTCAAAGCACGGTACGCCGAAGGCGGTGAATATCTATTCAGCAATAAGAACGGCAAGCATTGCAGCAGTCAACTATACTATAAGATTTGGAACAACATAATGGAACGGTTGCAGATGACCCACACACCCCACGAATGCCGTCACACCTTTCGGTCAAGGCTTGACAGCGCAGGCGGAAACAAAAAGTGCATCGACCTTCTGATGGGACACAAATCGAAGGACACTGGTGAAAGGGTTTACACGCACAAAACCATTCAGGAACTGCGTGACACAATATGTCTGCTACTTTGAATTAGTATCAGGTTAGTAACACGAAAAGGAAAAAACCCCCGAAAACACCGCTTTTTGACGGTATTTCGGGGGTTTTTGCGTATTGTAGAATTATTATATCATTAATATTTATGGAGAAATTTATGAGCGAAAAATATAATTTTAATATAGTCTATAAAGTTGGCAATAAAAAATTTTCTTGCACATCACATGAGTGCGAACATTTTTCTTTGAGTTTAACTGAAAAGGAAAATATTTTATCCCTTTCAATCATTCCAAAAAGCCCTGTGTCATTTGACAAATTTGACATTATTATGCCTTATACATATTCTGCTGACAGCAAAATTTATGTAAACGGTTATCAAAGCTGGACAGATAGTATGGAATATGAGCCTTCAGAACAAATGTTAGAGCTTTCAAGAAAAGTTGAATTTTTTATTACAAAATCTTTTGGTAAACCACTTGGTCTTTCTAAGTCAGGCGATACTTTGTTTTGGAAATTCCCTCGAAAATCGGGACTATTTTACGGCTGGTCTTATGGCTATGTACGCACAGATAATAATGTAGATATATTTGGTACTTTGACGGAAAAATACGGCTACACCGTTGTTACTTTTGACTGCAACAATAGTAATGTTATAATTTCCAAAGAACTTGAAGGGGTTACTTATACTGAGCCTAGCAAACTATTGGAATTCGCTTTTGTCAGCGGCGAATACAACAATGCTTTTGACGATTAATTTAAATGAATAGGCATTCCTT